TATTACGAAGTTATAGGTCTAGACAAAGACGAAGGAAACGGTATTGACGATACTCAAAGAGTTGTAGACAAGTGTCTTAGTTTTGATGTTTTAATTAACAATGCTTATCTCTTTAATAAACAACACGCACTCTTATATCAATTTTGCAAATATAGTAAAGACCATCCTAAACTAGCAATTTCTATTGGTAGTATTGTAACCGAATTAGCAATGTTTGATTATAAACTAGCAAACGAAAATTACTACATTGAAAAAATGAGATTAAAGAAAATAACACAAGAAGTAAACGGTAGTGGTGGAAAATGTAAAGCTAGTTTAATTTCTCCAGGTTTTGTTGACACAAATATAGATATGTTATTTGAACAACCTACTGTTGTAGAAAAAACTGCAATGATGTGGCAAATTTGTAAAGAACAAAACACTATATTATCTCCCAACGCAGTGTTTGATGCAGTGAAATTCATTATAGATTCCTACGAAAAGGGCAATTTAATTACTCACGTTGTAATTAACAATTGATTTATGCGGGTCATTTAAGCTTCTTTTCATTTGACTTAATTACCAAAAGGTGCTATTATTAATAATAAACCAATTGTAACTTAAGGAGTACATAATGGCACGTAAAAAAGACAGCACTACAGATACTAGTTTAGCTACTAGACAATTATCACCAAATAAAGCAAAGGCAAGTATATTACACGCCTTAAAAATCAAAAGACCAATCTTTTTATGGGGCGGTCCGGGTATTGGTAAATCAGACGTTGTTCGTCAGATTGCAAAAACTATCAATGCTCATGTTATTGATATAAGATTAAGTTTATGGGAACCTACAGATATTAAAGGTATACCATACTTTAATAGTAATTCAAAATCTATGGAATGGGCATCTCCATCAGAATTACCAGATCACAAGATGTCTAAAAAATATAAAAACATTATTCTATTTTTGGACGAAATGAATTCCGCGGCACCAAGTGTTCAAGCGGCGGCTTACCAATTAATATTGAATAGAAAAGTAGGTACTTACGAGTTACCAGAAAACGTTGTTATAGTGGCGGCGGGTAACAGAGAAGCAGATAAAGGTATTACTTATAGAATGCCGGCACCATTAGCAAATAGATTCATTCATTTAGAAATGAAACCTGTTTTTGATGACTGGTTTGAATGGGCAGTTGAAAATAAGATTAATCAAGACGTTATTGGTTATTTGACTTTTAGCAAAAAAGACTTGTATGATTTTGAACCTAAATCTTCAAGTAGATCTTTTGCTACTCCGAGATCTTGGTCATTTGTAAGTGAACTCTTATCAGATGATTTAGATGAAAACACTGTGACTGATTTAGTCAGCGGTGCTGTCGGCGAAGGACTTGCAGTTAAGTTCATGGCCCACAGAAAAGTGGCATCACAACTTCCTAATCCTTCTGATATTTTAGATGGTAAAGTAGAGAAGTTAAAAAGTAAAGAAATCAGTGCAATGTACTCCCTAACGGTTTCTTTATGTTATGAACTCAAAGAGGCTTGCGATAAAAAAGATAAGAAGTTTAACGACAAAGTTGGAAAATTTCTTAGATTTATGATGGACAATTTTGATACTGAATTAGTTGTAATGGGTATTAAGTTAGCTCTTACGCAATATCAGTTACCGTTTGATCCAGACGCTATCAAAGTTTTTGATGAGTTTCATGAAAAATACGGCAAGTACATAACAGCCGCACAAAGCGCCGACTAGTGTTTTCGTTATAGGGTGCTTTCGGGTGCCCTATAACATAAAAGGAATTATGCAGTTAGAAACTAAAACAAATACTAAAATTAAAAAAGTTAAACTACCACCAGTTTTAAAACTTACAGATGATGAGTATAAACAAATGAAATCTGAAGTTTTAGATAAAATTATTGTAGCAAGAGTTGGTTTACTATTAAGACATCCTTTCTTTGGTAATATGGCTACTAGATTAAAAATCCAAGAGTGTGATGATTGGTGTCCTACGGCGGCTACTGATGGCAGACATTTATATTATAACACAGAATTTTTTCACAAATTAAGCACTAAAGAAATCGAATTTGTAATAGGACACGAAATATTACATTGTGTTTTTAATCATTTAGAAAGAAATGAAAACAGAAATAGAATGCTCTATAATATTGCGGCAGACTATCTAGTTAATAATACTTTAGTAAGAGATGGCATAGGAGAAAAACCTAAAGACATTCAAATATTCCAAGACCACAAATACGACGGTTGGTCTTCAGAACAAGTATATGATGAGTTATTTAAAAATGCTAAAAAAATTGATATAAGCAAATTAGGAAAATTATTAGATGACCACATTGATTGGGAAAAAGGTCCTCAAAATGGTGCAGGTAAAAAAGATAAAGAAAATGGTAAAAGCAAACAACCTATTATAAGCAAAGAAGAACAAGAAAAAATTAAAAACGAAATTAAAGAAGGCATAATGCAATCTGCACAGGCGGCTGGTCCAGATAATTTACCTGAAGAAGTTAAAAGAATGATTAAACAGTTTACTAATCCTAAAATGGATTGGAAACAAGTATTACAACAACAAATACAAAGTGTTATAAGAAACGACTATACTTTTTCTAGACCTTCTAGAAAGGCTTGGCATTCAGGTATAATTTTACCTGCAACAGACTATCAAAAAACAATAGATATTTGTGTAGCAATAGACACATCAGGTTCTATAGAAGAAAGACAATTAAAAGATTTCTTAGGAGAAATTCAAAACATTATGGATCAATATCAAGATTATAATATTAAAATTTGGTCTTTTGATACTAAAGTTTATAATGAACAAGATTTTACTGCTAATGATAATAGTTTAGAAGACTATGATGCTAAAGGCGGCGGTGGAACAGACTTTATGGCAAATTGGAGACATATGAAAGACAATGACATCTATCCTAAAAAATTAATAGTATTCACAGATGGTTATCCTTGGGATGACTGGGGAGATCCTGATTATTGCGATACAATATGGATTCTTCATGAACATCATGATAAAAATAAAGAAGCACCTTTTGGTATTACTTCTCATTATGACGCATAATGTTTCCAAAAACTAATATACCTAATCCATTAAACTTTTTAGACGCTAGAAAATTTACCAAAAAACCAAAAGGTATGGAGTTTCAAGAGCTATCAGATAAAAATCACGAGTACCAAACTATTGTTGAAAGTTGGATTGTGGATAATCTAAAAAGCAGATATTACATTGGAAAACACGTCAAAGTCAATAAGTCAGATCAAATTATTCATTCTATTTTGGTAGGGTTTGAAGAACCAAAAGAGATGAGTATATTCAATTTGAGTTGCCCTCACATCTCTCGACATTAAATATCTTCGTATACAATTAAAACAATACGGAGAAACATATTAATATGACTGAACAAGCAAAAACAGATGCGGCAAAACAAGCACCCGCACCGGCAGGAGTAGGTACAGTAGGACCAGGAGGTCCACAAGGTATCCAAGCACCACCGGCTGATTTGACTGTCCAAGATTTAGGGATAATCAAATCTATAATAGATGCGGCTTGCCAAAGAGGAGCATTCAAGGCAAATGAAATGCAGGCTGTTGGCGCCACATATAATAAATTAGAATCTTTTTTAGGCGTTGTCCAAGCACAACAAAAAGACATGGAAAAGAAAGATTCTGCAAAAGCACCAGCTACTGCAACTGCAAAAGCTGATGCAATAGGAGGAAAAAAATAATGGCTGATACAAAACACGTTGGCAGACTTAAAGGGTCTAAAGCAAAAGTTGTTGTTGTTTACAGAACATTACCAGGAGATTCCAAATCTGCACTAGTAATTGAAACAGCAAAATTAAATGCTCAGGATCATGACTCTTTAATGAAAGCTGTTGAATCTAATGAAGGACAAACTGCGTTTGAACTTTATGAAGTTTTAAACAGAACTAGAAGTTCTAGTGGAGATGTAATGTTACCTAAATTTCATAAATTCGCAAATTTGCAAAGTGTGCCTACAAGCGAAGTAGAAATGACACCAAACCCTACAACATCTGTAGCATTGGATGAGTTAAACAAAATTATTGCTAATCAAAAAGGTGTATCTATAAACGAATTATCTGTTAAAGAAGGTGTTACAAGTAATGTAGCAACTCCAACGGCAAATGTAATGACAGATGATCAAATTGCTTCAAAAATGAGAAGTGATGCTGATAGATTATATAAAGAAGCGGCTAGATTAAGAAAAGAAGCTGAAACTTTATCGCCTAAGAAAAGCAAGACCGAAACAGCAGAATAAGTTTATGTCTGTTATGGTCAAGTTTAACAAAAAGAAACTCCCTAAAGAAGTTGTGGCCCATTGGCCCGAAGTTTTTTCTGATTTAGACGTACAAACTATCCCTGTCCAATACCTAATAGGTATAAAGGTACAGTTTAAAGATGGTAAAAATTGGGATATTAGGCTTAAACCTAGTAGAAAAAACTTCACCCATGCGGACCTAGAAAACACCTTACAGGACATATTTAAGACCTATGCAGGGGCCATTAAAAATGTTGATTTTAGTCTAGATACGCAAAAGATTAAAAAAGACGTCCAAAAACGCACCCATAAGTTCATAAAGAAGAACAAATAGCAAAGTCCTGTAATACCGTACCTATGATAAATATCATAAATACTGTTACAACATAGGTATATTAAGGAGTAGCATTTAAAATGGCTTTTCAAGTTCGAAGAGGAACAGACACACAAAGAGGTACAATTACACCCGCTGAAGGTGAAATAATCTATACTACAGATACTAAAAAGTTATATGTAGGAGATGCTTCAACAGTAGGTGGTAATGCAGTAGATACTACTGTCGCATCGCAATATAATAACGTTGCGGCGGACTTCATTCCAGATCAAACTAACACTAGAGATTTAGGTACAGCCGCTAAATTATGGAAAGAAATTTTCGGCGTAAAATTTAATGACGGTACAGCTTCAATAACAGGTGGAGTTGGGGTTGGTTTTTCTTCTTTATCATCTACAGCATTAGTTGGAGGTTTAACTGGAAACGTAAGTGGTGATTTAACTGGTAATAGTGCTGGTACACATACTGGTGCAGTTATAGGTAATGTTACTGGTTCTGTAACAGGTGACATAAGTGGCTCTGTATTTGCTACTGATAGTACTTTAAGAATAGATGGTAATGCAAATGTTATTACTAACGGTGACATTGTATTCAATGAAAATGCACTTGAATTAATTAATAATCAAACAATTTTAAAAGTAAGCAGAACTGATTCTGCAACAGGTATTGGTATAGAACAGTACAGTCCTGTTACAACTTTACCAGCTTGGAAAGTTTATACAGCTGGAGTTAATGGTACAACTTCTAATTCAATTGAATACCATTCTGCAAGAAACTCTTTACTATCTCCTCAAGTAGTACAAAAAGGAGATATATTATTCACTAATCTTGCACACGGACACGATGGTACTGCTTATAGACGATCTTCTTACATAGCATTTTCAGTAGAAACTGCCGCAAGTGCTGTAGTAGGTGCTGGACAAGTTCCAGGTAAGATTGTAATGGTTACTACACCAGACAATGGTTCAACAGAAAAAATATTAGCATTTGATTACTTAGGCAGACTAGGAATTAATAAAGAAAATCCTACTGGTCCTGCTGGTACTTTAGATGTAGATGGTCCTGTTCAACTTAAAGTATATGCTGATGATTCCGCAAGAGATACTGCAATAGCTACACCGGCGGCAGGTATGTTAGTATTCAATACTACTGGTACTAAATTCCAAGGGTATAACGGATCAGCTTGGGTCGATCTAAATTAAATAATTTAAAATGAAAATCCGAATAACGGGCCACTCAAAAGGGCTTGGCAAGAAATTATACGTCTATTATAAATCAAAAAATTACAATGTTAAAGGATTTGATTCAGGTTATTCTTACGAAAAAATTTTAGAAGAATCTGAAGGTTGTGATTTGTTTATAAACAATGCTAATCCTAATCCTCATTTACAACTAAATCTTTTAAAAGACTTACATACTAAAGTTAAAAAAATGGTAGTATGTGGTTCAGTTGCTACTGATGGCGATGGAGATGTTCAAGAACCTGAATATACTTTTCAAAAAAGATTATTAGAAAAAGAGTTTTTAACACTAGCATCAAAGAAGATGCCTGATAATGCAGATTTGTTATTATTAAAAATTAGTAGTAGTTCTTATAAAGATAGTGAAACAATTTTAAAAACAATTGATTTTTGGTTAAAAAGTCCTACGGTAATATCTATAACTTACAATGTTACTGATTAACTAGATTAGATTGTTTAATTTTATAATCGTCCCAACTTTTATACGTCCATTCAGCTACTTTATAATCCACAGTTTCTGGTTTAAACATATAACGTTCAGGTACAGTATCAAATAACGGTTTTCCATTATTAACGTTAGCATCACGCAACATTATTTGATGTAAAAAGTTAGTTACAGGTTTTAATGGAACAAAATTACACCAAGGACCACACATTAATTGTTCCATATCAATAGTTTTAGGATCACTCCATTGAATAATTCTATGGGTAATACCATTAATGTTAACCATATAATGATATAAATTATCATCTGCAGGTTTCTTTTCCCAAGTCCAACCTTTTTTATCACAAATACTTTTAATAAGTTTTACGTGATCACTTAAAAAGAACTTCGGTTCATCAGGACTTCTACCTATATCAGAACCAGCTCTAATTCTATATTGCCAACTTTTATATCCTAAAGATTGTATTTCTTCCAACACATCTTCCATTTGATCCAAACTTCCTAATGTATATCCCGTATAATAAACAAATACACCTTCTGCAATACAATTATTAATACCTTCTAATTGTTTTCTATGTACTACTTTACCTTGATAATTAGGATGATTTAATCCTATCATAACCATTCTAGCACCTGCTTTTGCAATTCGTTTAACCCACGCTCTATCAGAAAGTTTAACACCGTTAGTTAAAATACAAACATCCTGATGACCTCTATCTAAATCTTTTATGAGTTTACAAGTAGCTTCAATTAATTCAGGTAAATCTTTACGTACTGTTGGTTCTGCACCTGCAAGAATTATTGCACCTGCTTCAGGATGTACATTTTCTTCTATTTGCTTTAAAATTGAATTAATAGACCTGTCTAATACTTTATTATCTGGTTCATGATAACAATGAGGACAATTTAAATTACAACGATCGGTTACTTCTATCATAATACCTTGCGGTATACTATAACCTTTTCTATCGTATTCTAAACTTTTGTAAAATTCAACATCATGTTCTACCATATACTCCATACGACCATGCTCAGGGCACGTTTTAATAAGGTAAACTGCATTATTTTTAGTAATACGTTCAGCTGGTATATGTTTATAGCAAATATGACATAAACTTAATGTCTTTGTATCGTTCATACAATTATTTATAGATGCTTATTGCTTCATTAATAAAGTCATCAGGATAGTTATGTCGGAAACTTTCAAAGCATAGTAATTGGGCTTGATCAAAGGATAATGGAGTATTAACGTCTATATCCATAACTTTCATTTGTTCATATACTATTACTTTTCTATCATTTGATATATGACTTAAATGATCCTTAACAGTAATTTTAGATTCATGGCCCATATAACTAAAAAAATAATTAATAGATTTAAGTTTATTTTCTACTATAAAATAACTACTAGGATGAAGACTAAATTTGTACATACCCATATCTTTATGTGCTTGAATTATTTCTAACATTTGTTCTTTCCAATTAGGTAATACATCTTCATATGTTCCATTATGACTTTGTTCCCAAAAGTCTACACCTTCTATACCTAAATAAATTTTTTTCTGCTTATAATTTATATCATTAATTGTTGGTATATGTTGAGGATACTTACTATGCATTTTTAACAACATATTAGTTTCTCTTAACCATTTTTGATTCATTAATTTTACATCCATTACTTGATTATGTCCTTTATGATAAAATGAATCATTAAAAAACCACTGCACAAATTCAGTTTTATTTTTGTTTATTAAACTAGTATAAACTAAATTATTCCTACATTGTCCTTTACCAGGAACATTATTATAATAATATTCGTAACCTGAATTAATCATTATATCTCCATAATCTTTGTTTATATAATTGAGATAAAAACACTGTAGGATTTAAACGCCAAATACTTTGTGGAGTATTTCTATAATTTAAATCTTTAATATATTCTAAACAACCAGATTTTGCTAACATAGGTGCCCATATTTTATGCACTAATTTTTGTGAACCTTCTTCATTTTCATTTGTTGTTATATAAAGTTTTTTATTATCTAATGAATATCCCCCATAAGGTTTACCTTGAAGTCCTACCCATTCAATACAAGCAGGTATAAAAAATTGAGGTGTAACACTTTGATGTTCTACTATTTGCTTTTTAGTTCTTACATTATTAATTGGTAATTCATCTGTGAACACGCAAGTTCTTGCTAATATTCTATAACTATTTTCTCCCATTTCATCAAAAGAATGTGCGGCAGTAGACCCTACAATTTTATTTTTATATTGTAAAAACCAAACTTGCGATTCACGTTCTTTACTAATAGAATCTATTAATATTTTTTTTGAACTATTATTTGCGAATCCTTTTTGTTTAGCATTTTGGTAAAAGTTAGCTAAATCTAAATGTTCTTCGTAAGGTATTATTTTATAATCCATGAATTTTTTCCGACATCAATATTTAACACTAAATATTGGCATGATTAAAGGAATTGGTGGTCAACCATATATTACTCTTGACGAATATTTAAATATTGAAGATTTCAAAAAATTACATCCAGAAATTTGCAAAGGTTTTGCTTTAGCTAGAGACTATGCCAAAGAAGGTACTTGGATGGAACCTGGATTTAATCTTGATGACATGAGTTACACTTTGGATTGGAAACCTATATACAAAGCATTTAAAGAGTATAAAGAATTACCAGAAGATAATCCTATTAAAATTCATGGTAAAGAATTATTTCCAAAAGATTTTAAAGATTATAAGCAAAGAAATTTATTTACAAGATATTTAAAATCCGCATTAGGAGCCAATGATCCTTACATATATTATTTTCTTTGGGAAGAAGGTAACTGGGATATACGAGATTCTCAACGTAAAAAGACTGAGGAGTCTAAATATTTTCCTAATGTTGTAAAATGGGTTGAAAATTTAGTCCAACAAAATATTATTAGTCATATTGGAAGAGTTATATTTTTTCATTGTGAGCATGATGGAAAAGCATTTGAACACAGAGATATGTATGCAATACCCGGACAATCTCTAGACTATAAAGATAGTCCTAACGAATTTATTCATGTAAGAAACAATACTAAAAGAGGATTCTATCTTTGGGATCCTGAAAAAAGAAGTAAAACATATATTAATTCAAATTCATCTTGGTGGAATGATCAAGATTGGCACGGTGGTGAAACTAGTAAAGAACAAGAATATGGACTACGAATTGATTGTAAATTTACTGATGAATTTAAAAAGAAACTTAATTTAAATTAAATTCTTTCTTCAAAATTTCGAAAAGCATTAAAACTCTATAAGAACTTGGCACAGATCCTTCTAAATAAGTATGACCTAATCCTTTGTACCATGTTTCATAAGTCGTTACTGGATCAAATGATATAACGTGTCCATGATTAAATTCTATTGCTTTTTTACCTATTCTAATTCCACATTTAATAACGTCTTCAGATGGAATGCTTATACTCATTAACATAGTAAAACAAGGACCTTGTTTAAATTTATTTTCATGATGTGCAACAGTACGTGGAAGAACTGTTCCGTCAGGTGGTAACCCTTCCAATGTTATTTTATATAATCCTTTAAGATTTTTTACTGCATAGTCTATACTTTCTTTAAAAATATCACTTTCAGTATATCCTTTTTGCATTTCTCCATTCAAATAAAAATCTTTATAACAAGTATCATCTATATCTGTCTTTTCTAAATAATCTTCTAATACGAAAGGAGCTGGATTTCTAGTTGATCCTACTTTTTCTGCTTCTGTTTTTCCTACTCCTTCTTTTATAGGAGGTCTAGTTAACTTATCCCAAGAACCAGTTGTAGTATTGGAACCAGTTGTAAAAGCATTATGGTATTCTAATATTACTTGCCTTTGAAAGTTTTTTAATTCCGCCCAGGAATTATATTTTGTAGAATCTATAAACATTATATCCTTCTTGCATCTATTGAACTTACGTACATTTTTTCATTAACTATAAAATCAAATATTCTTATAATATCATCTGCATTACAACTAGGCTCCCCTGCTCTGGCTCCTGATTTTTCTCCGTAATTAAGAATACGAATTAAAATACTCTTAGGTTGTTCTCCAAACACATCTTCTATACATAAACGATTATGAATAGCTTCTAAATGCTGTTTATCTTTAAAGTATTGCATATTACCATTTATTTCTTTAAGAATTTTTTCATCTAATTTAGTACCTAAGGTACCAAACGAAATAATATTTCCACTTTTATTTACTTTTTTCCATTTATCATGGATTAAAAGAAGAAGTTGACTTTGAATACTATTAATAGATGCAAGATTAATAAAATGATCCGCATCTACACTTAATTCTACAACTTTTTTAAGTGTATCGAACTCTGTTAAATCAAAACCAGTTTGTCTAGACACTCCTGTCACATCATGATCCTTTAATAGGTGTTTATATAAAACAGATCCTATTGGTGATGTATGCCCTGTCATTATAAATTTCATTTTATCCCCAAACATTAAAAATATACTTTGAAACTAATCCACAATTAGCACCGGCGTGCCATGATTTTCTGCTAGGCCATTTATAAACACTGCCTTGTTCTTGCTTATATAAACAATGTTCATCCACAATTAAAATATGTCCGTCACTAGGTGGACTAATATGGCAATGATACCTATCAAATTCTTTTGTTTCATTTAAAGTTTTTTCATCATCAGTTATATCCCAATGCCATGGAGCAACGTCTCCCGGTTTAACCATGCTTATCCATGCATTAGTATACTTTTCCATTCCTACAAAGTCAATAAACTTTTCAACTACGTTTTTATCAAAATTGACTTCGGGCAAATACATATCCCAACTAGCATTGCCACCTTCATGCTTCATTTTATATCCGGCATCTCTTAATTGCCCTGCAACTTTTTCTACACCAGGAACTTCATGTCCTACATCATGTCTAGGACCTACATAAGCAGGTGTTTGATCTTTAAGTCCGGCAATTAATTTATTCCAATCAATTATATCATTACAATTTCCAACAAATTTAAGCATTTAAAAAATCCCCCGGCCATTTAGCATAATTTGATTGAATAGTAATTGCATATAGTTTATGTGTATCACAATCATCACCAATTATTGAATCTGTAAATCTTTTATGTGGTTTATCCATCATAAGAGGTTTTAAATATTGTGTATTAATCCATTTTGAATCTATATCTGTACAACCATACATATCCATAATATGAATTTGTCTATCATCATTAACATAGCAAGTATGTGGATAAAAATTTATTTTAAAAATACCTTCATTTTCTAAATCTGTTTTAATTTCTTTAATTTGTTCACGCCAATCGCCTGTAGATAATAATTTATTATCATACCATCTAAAAAATATTTGTCTATCATCATATGCAATATCAATCACTTCAGGTACATAAGATTTGCCTCTTAATTTTAATAAAAATTTAATTTCTCGTAAAAACCAATATTCTCTTAAATCATTATTTAAAAATTTATTTTCAAAGTAAGTACTAGGGTTCCAATTCATGCAAAATACTTTTTTATCTTTGCTTATAAGAGGTTCATAAAGAACATTGGCAACTGCATTTACTGGTTTATAAAAGTGATCCCACTCTTTGTCTTTCATTTTAATCATAATCTATAAGCACTCCGAATCCACAAGTTTCTTTTAATTTTAATACTTCTTGTACAAATTCATATTCTACTTCAAACTTAATAGACGTTTCACTAATTTTTTGAAAATTAGTCATTATTCCTAACTTATTAAATTTGTTTAATAAACAAGAAAAGCTACGATCAAAAAGGTATCTTAAATTATAAGGTGTAGGTTGAAGAGCCATACAAGTTATTACTGCAGGTTCTTGTAAATCCATTCTGCTTAAAAGTTTTCTAATAACTAATTGATACCTATTTTTATATCCATAATTACTTGCAGTATGTAATCTACCTGCGTCCATTCCATATACAGTATCGTCTGCATGACAAGGAAAAGTTTTTGCCCAAATTATATCTGTTAAAAAACTATGTTCTGAATCTAATGTTAAATGAAAACGATCATCTATATCAGCATGAGCAGAATAACACTCACCTGGTTTCATTACATTTACTCTTGCTTCTCCTACTTTTCCTATTTTAGATAATAATTCTTCTAAACTAGTTCCTTTGTATTCAGGAAGTAACTCCCATTCATCATAAAAGAAATCACCTGTTTGTTTATTCAAAATGTTTTTACCGGGACCTAAATGTTTTACCAAATTATATATTTCTTTAGAGGAATGTGTTATACCAATCTTTGTAAGCATACCAATATTTACCGTGAAAAATAATATGGATATTCGATTACGATAAGTATTAATTGATGCCTATGAGAAAACGAATAAAAAATCTTTACGAAAATAGTACCTATAAAAACATAATTCATAATGTTGCTGATGTATATTTCCCTTTGGATCCAAAATGGAAAAACATAGGAATAAGCCTTAGTGGCGGATGTGATAGTGCTTTATTGGCATATATCATATGCGATATAATTAAACAAAAAAAACTTTATACCAAAATACATATAATCTATAATGTTAGATTATGGAAAACACGTCCTTGGCAACAATATGTTTTTAAACAAGTGTTTTCTTGGTTTAAAGAAATGTTTAAAGATTTATGGTTTGTAGAACATACAAATTTTATTGCACCCGATTTAGAATGGGGTTCTAAAGGTCCAAATATTATAGACGAATATGGCAAATTAAAAAGCGGTAATCAAATTGAATTAAGATCACACGCAGAATATATAGGCTACAAGTATGAATTAGATGCTTGGTATTGTGGACTTACTAAAAACCCTGAAACAAAATTCGATGACCGATTAATAGAAAGAGATAGTATATTAACAAATGATACTGTTGAAAATCTACATCGATTGATAAAGCCTCACATGAATGGCGTGGCTTGTCATCCTTTTACCTTCGTACAAAAAAATTGGATAGTATCTCAATATAAGAGATTAGGCATCATGAATCTATTCAATCTTACTAGAAGTTGCGAAGGTGATAAGGAAACTTATCCTGAAATATTTGAAAACTTAGATTATAAAACATATGTTCCAGGTAAAGATGTTCCAGTATGTGGTAAATGTTTTTGGTGTAAAGAAAGACAATGGGGTATAGATAACAGTGACTGAAAGTAATGAATATTGGTTAAATCCTAAAGATTCTAAATTAGGTAAATGGCAAAGGGAAATAGAATCCGTTAGTGGTTCTTGTACCTTTTGTGTATTGCCTTGGATACACTTTGCCACACGCCCTAATGGAGATATGCGTTTATGTTGTAGTGCAAATGCCAGTGGAGCAGGTAAAGACCATAAAGTAGGCCTTGTTAAAAAAGAAGACGGCACACCTGCAAACTTTGGAAAAGATGCTCCTATGGAAGCATGGAATAATGAATATATGAAGTCAGTTCGTAAAACTATGTTAGCTGGAAAAATACCTGCTAGTTGTACTAAATGTTTTAACGAAGAAAAAGTAGGAGTAGTTAGTAAACGTATTTGGGAAACTGGTACATGGCACAAAGATGGTATAGATATTCCTGAATTAATTAAACAAACACAAGAAGATGGAACTGTACCTGAAACATTAAGATATTTAGATTTAAGATTAGGCCATACTTGTAATATTAAGTGTGTTATGTGTTCACCACATGACAGTTCTAAATGGGTTGCAGATTGGCAACGACTTATGCCTCAACTAACAATACCTACAGTTAGAAAACAAATGTCTTGGGGTAAACAAGAATTTAATAACAAGTGGCACGAAAAAGATACATTTTGGGCAGAAATGAATAAACAAATTCCTAATTTAAAACAAGTTTATTTTGCTGGTGGCGAACCTTTAATGATTAGAGAACATAAAACATTTATTGAAGAAATTGTACGACAAGGATATCAAGATAAAATCTTATTAAGATATAATTCAAATGGTATATTAGTAGACGAAGATTTAATTGAGTTATGGAGCAAGTTTAAGAAAGTTAAATTTGCAATTAGCATGGACGCTTGTCATGAACGAGATGAATATATACGTTTTCCAACTAACTGGGATACCGTAGAAAAGAATCTTCGTATGTTAGACGACACTCCCGACAATATACAAACAAGTTTAGCAACTGCTATACAAATTTTTAATGTAAAACACTTACCTGACTTTATGAAATGGAAAGTAGAATCTAAATTTAAAAAACTTAATTTAGGAACTGTACCCGGTGGTACACAAATGGGAGGTGGATTAGTTAATATGCACTTGCTTTACATACCTACATTTTTAAGTATTCAAATATTACCTAAAGAGGATAAACAAGAAGTTCGTGAACGTTATACAGAATTTAAAGAATGGTTATGGAAAAACTACAGACAAGATGATGAATATTGGAAACACAATCCTTATGGCTGGAAACGTTGGGAGGCTGTAATGGATCATATGGATGAAAAAGATAATAGTCATCTACTTCCAGGATTTAAAGAATACGTTACTAAACTAGATGGTATAAGAAAATTATCTGCTAAATCCACTTTTCCTGAGTTATCACATCTTTTATAAGATTAAAAACTTGTTTATCTCCTTCAGGCCCTAAATGATTAACTCTGAAGCCAACTAAATTTTGTAAAAATGGTAAATTTTCTTCACACCAGGCTCTTTTTGGATCTGTTCTACAACTAATATAATACAAAGGTTTTCTTATTTCTGTTCCGTGTTTCCAAGTGTACAAATAATTAATATCTTTTAATTCTGCTTTGTTCCAAGGTTCAACTTTAGTATCTCCAAAACTCCATAAGTGTAAAATTTTTCCTTTCATTTTAGACAAGTATTCATGGTCTAACCAATAAGCAACAGCCTGAAAATTTAATCTTTCTTTATTCCAATCTACTAATTCTTCATAAAACATTTGAGTGGCTTTATGTTTTTTACTAGAACCGTCATAGGCACTAACTGGATTTAAATCTCCTTTTGAATGATATGTTCTAAAAGGATCGGTCCAAGCAAATATACAATAATCTAAATCTTTAAATTTGTGAAAGTTTTTTGTAAAATGTATAATAGCAGTCCAATAACTTGAACCACCTATACCTGTATTCACAATTTCTGCATCTAAAGAATCAGCAATTCGACCCATCCAATTATCTTTAAGAGAATGAGCAACAAAACTGTCTCCGAAAAAACCTATCTTATTTTTGGCACCTGAATGTCCGCTATACATACACACCTTTCTTGATTACAAATAACACTAGTTGTTGGAAAATTAAAATCTTCATCATATTTTTTACCTGTAAAACCTTCAGATAAAACTCTACAACCTGCTCCTAAATACATTCGTTTATCAAAGTTAATATAAATTCTGTTTATACCAGCATTACAATTATAACCTCGCCAATCAACAATATCATTTGCTACTGCCCAATATGGGTCAAAGTCATATGTTTGATCATCATCTACCATATACATATCTCTATTAAATCTAGTATCTACTTTTTCATTAACTCTTTCTTGAGCTCTAATTGTACTTTTAAATATCTGTTTTTGTTCTTCTGTATAAGGATATAAGTCTCTTTCACTTGCAGTATCGGTTTCCCAAACTTGGTGTAATGGTTTAGCTTGAATTCCCCATTCAGTTCTATTGCTATTTTTTAATACATCTATTATATCCATACATTTAGACCATTCATCAGGTTTCATCATTATATGACAAATACTATCTACTTTATTTTCTATTAAAAAGTCACATACATCTCTAATATGTTCTGGTTTTGTAAATTCTGGATGAATACTAAAATGCACTGCAAAAAAATTTTTATAATTGTCTTTCCACCAATCCATTTTTCTACTACCATTTGTTATAGGTATTATTAAATTATTTTCTTTTTGATTAATATATTCACATAGTTTTGCAAAATCTTTATAAAGAGTAGGTTCACCTCCTCCAAACTTCCAAATAAAATGTGTAATACCCATATCAGTATAATGATTATGTAATTTGTCTATAAAGTTTTTACTTTTTTCTAAGTTAATCCAAGGAAAAGAATTATCATGTAATATAGGTAAACAATATGAGCAATTATAATTGCAAGTATTACCTAAAGTCCATTCTATTTGTAGAACATTTAATAATTGAGGAAATTTATATGTTATTTTGTTTATTGTCATTTTTTATGGTAAAATTTTGTTAAATTTATATCCGCGGCACAGGTACACCATTCTCGTGTACATACAATAGGTTCTTTTGGAAATTGAAACGTACCATTATAAATGTTACCTACACTTCCTCCTACTCTGCAAGTTGCTCTATGTACATCACCATCCCAATTAATCATTAAACTTTCTAAACCAGCATTACAAAGCCATCCTTTAAATTTATTAGTTTTCAAAATTAACAAATCATTTACATTACAAGTTTTGGATTCATCTACCAAAGTGTTATGTGGTGGATTATGATTTTGGATTTTTAAAAACTTTTTTTCTTCTTTGTTATACCGATTCATATCTTCAAAATCGTCATGCTTTTTGGTCCAACGAATTGGACGTAAACTAAACTTTATATTACCATTTAAAAGGCGTCTACAAGCGTCTTGCACGTCGTTTAATAAGCCGGGAAGCATCATTACGTGTACAAGAGCGTTCTTATTAACTGAGCTGTTAACTGCCCTTATTATCGTTTCCAAAACCTTTTTCCAGTCATGTTCAAAGTGTAAACTAAACACAATATGGTTAAGATAATTGTCCAAAATATTTTGATAATACTCGGCTGTTCTGGTACCGTTGGTCGTTACATTTATCCATGAAACTTTTGGTTTTGCATATTCTAAAAGCTCTGTAAATTTTGGATGCACACAAGGTTCACCTCCTGTAAAACTTATTCTAGGTTTGTTCATTTTAGAAATAGTATCTACAGTTTTTTTAAGGATTTCTATATCTGTATGTTCACTAAAATTATCATGTATCTCTGCAGGACAATAACTGCAATCATAGTTACATCTTTTACCTATGTTCCATTCTATTTTGGTACTTTGCCGTACTTCTTCATATAAATGTTCTACTTTATACATATGGAGCAAACTCCGGAATAACTTTTTCAAAAGGACCTTGGTTTCTTGTTTCATCTAATCTATGATTAAAATCTACACAATCTTTCCAATACTTGTTTAGATCTCTTGCTTTAAGAAAATTAATATTATCCTGAATTTGTTGTAATGTAATTTTTTCTAATACTGGATGTTCTTTAACTAACCTATATTCTTTAACTTTGTCCTTCATTAATTCTAATTTTGCTATAACTTTATCTTTTAATTCCTTTGGTAATACTTGGGCACTTAAGGCTCTAGGGTATTGTACCCTATGACTGTAAAATACAATTTCTAATTTGTTTAAAAAATAGTCAATTACTTTGTCTATTTGCATTATATTATTGGATTGTACTGTAAATGCTCCTACAATTCTACTTACTGTAGGTATATTTTTCATTATTCTAACATTCTCTACAATATCTTTAAACTTTCCATTGGATCTAACATATTCATATACTTCATCTATCCCATCAATACTAACATTGACAGCTACGCTTTTAAATTTTGGCCAATAGTCTTTAATCCATCTTCCCTTTATTCCTAAAACTGTGCCATTTGTTGCATATTTTATTTCTATATTTTTTCCATTCTCACTAAGAAGATCTAAAATTTTATAATGCATTGGATCCATTAATGGTTCTCCTCCAGCAAATTCTACTCTTTTAAAATAAGGTAATAGCTTTCTTAAACTATCCCAAAATTCTTTTTTATCATCAAATAATCCAACATATGGTGCTTTTGTAAGACCTAAATCTTCTACTGCTTTAACAAGATAATTGTCTTCTTTTTTATAATGTTCTACAATACTATTCCAATCTTTCCATTGCGTACTATCTAACGGATTGCACATACGACATTTTAAATTACATAAGTTATTAATTTTAATTTCAATAGTAGGTAATTCAAAAGGCATTGTCATATCTGTAGTAAGACTTTTAAGTGCGTCAGGGTAAAGATTAACTCTAGATTCTGGCATATTATCTGCAATATGTCTTTGTCTTAAACTTTGTACTCCTTGGTCTTCTAGGTCAAAACACGGTTTACATACGTCAGGACGTTCATCGCTTAATACTTGACGTCTAACTTCACGCATATTTTCACCATTCCACACTTCTTCTAAAGTTTCGTTTTTAATATTACCAATAGGAAGACTTCTGCAACATACTTTAATTGCGCCATCTTCTCTAGTAGCAAGACCTGTAAAAGGGTGCATACAAAACGTACAACTTTTATTTTTCATCTAAATTTTTCCAATCCTCTCCAAATCTCCATAGTGGAGCCTTTAAATCTTCAAGATCCATTTCTTCAAATTTTTCTACTGGGCCAGTATGTCGTTTATAATCTGCCAAGCCATCCCAAGCATGAACTGAAGCAACTAATTGTATTTTAGGACTTTTTTCTTTTAATATACGCAATAATTTGTTTTCTTTTTCTAATCTTTGTTTAACAGTAATAAAAGCTACTGTAGGTTCATAAGCAAAAATATTACTAATATTAAAAATTGTATTTTCATCATTATTAATATCTATATTAAATTCATTTAATAAATCGCATTGAACAAATTGCATTTTTATATCATCTTTTAAATGCCACAATTTAGCAACTTTACTAAAATTAGTAATAATTTCTTGTTTACTTTGAAACCAGTCTGGTGCTTTATCTTTAATAAGTCCTTTTAAGAACTTATGATAGTCGTGTCCGTTAAATTCATTAATTGTTTCTTTCATATACCATAATGCATTAGGATTATAATCATAAAATATAACTTCTGTATTTTCATCATGTCCATACTTGTCTAAATATAATAACCAATTAAATCCACTAGCAGGAGTAATCAATTGTGAAACAGGTCCTTTTATATTAACGTCTTGTAATTTTTCTGTATTAGTAGGATAATAAAGTCTATTCGCGGCAAAATTATATTTTTGATATATGCTTTGACTATTTTCTTGAAAGTCTGAATCATATTCAGCATAATAACATTTTTTACTATCTCTTATTTTCTGATCAAATATTACTATATTCTCATCATTGTCTAAAGCAATATTAAGTATATTCCAGCCATGCCATTTATCTTTATACTCTATCATTTCATTACCGGGTTTAATCCAAAGTGGTGTATGGTTATCATGATAATTTTCTTCACTTCTAATAGGTACTGCTTTTAAGTGCTTTTCGTTTTCTACTTCTGCACCTATATCTGGATAATCATATTCAACCCATTTTTTTAAATTGATAACATAACATTGTTCATGAAGTTCATAGTATCCTTCTTTTCTATCTAGTATATGTCCTGCTATAAAGAAATCTGTTTTAACTAATTCTTCCAAATATTTAAAAAATTTATCCCCTTCAAATTCTGTATCTACTGTATAAATTACTGCGTGAGTATAATCTTTTTCAGATTGTTTTAGACCATTTTCTTCTGATATTGCAGTTAACAAATCATATCCATTGCTAGTAATATTTTGCACTTGATAATCTGCAATATTTTTAATTAATTCTTTAGTCCAAGTCCTTTGAATTTTATACATTGTGTCTAAACAAATAAATGCAATTTTAGACTTTTCTTTTGTAAGTGCTTCAAATTTATATGCCATATTTGTTCCAACTCCTTGCTATTAAATCTGTAAATTCTTTTCTTTTATTTCCTACGTGTATTTGAGCAATCATATGAATTCTATCTATCATAGAATTATTACTAACTTGATGATTTTTTAAAATGTTAACCATATAAACTCTTCCGTCTTTAAACGGTACAGTACCATGATCCTGTAAATGCATAACACATTCCGATGGATGTTGTATAGCTACATTAATTGGTATAAGATAATTCATTAAATCTTTAGGTATCATTGTTCCTGGATGATCATTATGATTAGACACACTTCCTCCCGGTCTCAATTTCATAAATCTTATCCTAGAATATTTTTCTGCAGGAAACTCATCCCAAAATTTTACAGTTTCAGGACATAATTTTTTTAATGTTGTCCATTTATAAGGAGCATTTAATTCATCTTCATGTCCATATTCTTTTGCTACTTGCGTTTTATTCACATCTAAACCATGCAAACAACAACTTTCCCAACCTTTATGATTTTCTCCTTCTCTGTGTTCTACATAATAAGGTTCTACTTTAACTAATTCTTTTTCTATTTCAGGAAAACTTACATCTAATCGTAACCATCCCAGTTCACGATTTATAAATTTATTAATAATTTCTTGTGTTAATTGTTCAGACATTCTTTTTTCCTATCACCATATACCTTTCATATTTAGGTAATTCTAATGTACCTGAATACAAAATATTAGTTAATGTACATTTCTTTTTAAAATCTTCAATATTATCTACACAACTAATATGTTCTTTATGTTCTTTAAAATTATTACTTTGTAAAATTATTAATTTATCTTTAGGAATATTTTCCAACCATTTATTATATTGATCCCATGACATATGCTCACACACTGTATTAATAATCATATCATAATCATTATAATTTTTAAAATCTATCATATCACAAGTATCTGCTTTAAATTTTCCATTAATTTCATAATGTTTATTCATATTAAGTGCAATAGGTTTACACCCTGGATCAATATCTATACTCCTAATTTTATTCACTTTAAAATTACTATTGAACAATAGTGTAGCCATTACACCATACCAGCCGCCACATATAAGAACATTTGCGTTAATAGGTTTTATTATATCGTTAAGTTGTTCAATTAACCAAACTTTACTAGATATTTGCCCTTTCCAAAAACTTTCTAACGTTTTATATTTGTCATCAGAGCCTCTGATAGCATCCATCCAGTACATCACATCTTTAATATTGAGTTTCAAATTGTTCTCCTAATCTATCAAATTTTCCACATTGTTTTGAACATTCCATTAAAGGTTTATCTGTCCAAGTATCTTCTATCTTTCTAAAAAATTGCGAATCAAATATTTCTTTTAAAGATTTGTTATGCAAATTAGTAAATTCTCCTATTTGATCCATATAATCTACCCTTGAGTCTTGTGTAGGCAATGTCCATTGCAAATCTAACCAACAACAAGGACTAACAGTACCATCTGCTGAAATATATATTTGACTATATTTTTTAGCTTTACAATCTATGACGCAAGAAGTTATTTTTGCTTCTTGCATTTTAGCTATCATTTCAAAACTTTTTTTACTTGGCTCCAATATATGCGTTGTCTTTCCTGAGTCGTCTATAGCATGAAATTTATCATTTTTAAATCTTGATGTATGTTTATAACTAAAAGATTTAAAACCTAATTCCTTGCTCATTTTTTGGCATTCTTCAACTTGGTGTTCATTATGTTTAAAAACCAACATATGCCATTTTGCAAAACCACCTGCTTTAATAAATGCTTTAGCATTTGTAATTATTTTTTTCCAGTCAGTAGAAACACGATACAGATGATGAGTATCTGCCAAACCGTCTATGCCAAAAGTTATTTTTACTTTTTCTTTAGCTAACTCTTCCCACCAATTTATATCTCTAGCACTACCATTTGTGTGCATAGCTAATCTAATTTTTGGATTAATACTTCTAATGTACTGATAAATTTCTAACGTATCCTGTGCAATTATAGGATCTCCTAAATTACCACACATGAATAAACTATCTAGTTGAATTAAGAATTCTGTTGGGAACCATTTTTTAAATGTGTCTAAATTAATCTCTACAAGATGTATTAATGGATTTAAAGGACCTCCACCTATTCTTCTAGGACACATAGGACATCTAGCTTGACATTTGCTAGTAATTTCTAAATGCACATCTTTTATTTCTGTATAATTATACATCTTCTTCCTTTGGTAATAAATCATCAAACTCTGTTTGTGTAATCATTTCTAATTCTACTGCGTCAGCACCTTCTTTATAATGTTGATCAACTTCTTCCTCTATCATTTTATATGGCAAACTATAATGCCATATTACTTCCTTTTTACCTTTTGTTACTATACATTTATAATTACAAAGTTCCATTTAAATTTTTTTCCTTTGGTATTTTCGAATCAGCTGAACTTACACACGACGGTGTTATACAAACTTGTGGTTTATCAAATAATTTAAAACCACCTTCTATAGTTCCTAACGGTTTGTCATGACAACTGTACCCTCTTTTAATTTCTCCTCCTGGCTCTCTTATTATGCAACTTTGATAGCCTGCATTACAACTCCAACCTTTAAATTTATTAAATCCAAATGCATTAAGTCTTTCTGCTTGGTCTATTTCATATTGTTTTCCTAAATTATCAAACAATATTAATTGTTTTGCTTCATGGTTCATTTCATTTTGTAATATATTAACTTGTTCTTCTGTATAACCATCTACAATATAACTTGCTGTAGTATCACTTTGAGGTTTAAGAGTAACGTGTAATCCTTTATCTTTAAATCTTTTACATCTATCAAAGTATTCATCCCATCTATCGGGCACCATAACTTGATTGATTGTTATTAACACACCTTGTTCTTGCAAAAATTTAAGTTTATTTCCAAAGTCTTCTTCATTAGAAAATTCTGCATGGTAACTTGCTGTAATACCTCTCCGATCTAAAGGGTAAGTTGCATCCAACCAACGACTCCACCATTTAAGACCCGGACTACAATTACTAGTCATATGAACACTAAGATATTCACTAGAAGGTTCAGCATAATATTCTAATAAATTTATTAACCCTTTGTATGCTGTAGGTTCTCCTCCACTAAAACTAAAATGAAATTTACTAAATCCATTTTCACCTGCTTGTTTTTTAATTTCTTTCATAGTACTTTGATATTGTTCTAATGGTCTATGATCTAAAACTTTACTTTTAGCATAAGGCCAACAATAGCTACAGTCATAATTACAAAATCTTCCAAGAATCCAACTAACAGAGAACACATTTTGTTCTAACATAGTTTTTTGTCCGAATTTGACTATATCATTAAATGGTATATTATTTTGATAATCCACAAACACTATCCTTCATTTTATATTTGTAATATTCTTTTAACCACGTAAAATTATTAATTAATTTTAATTTACTTGGTAAATCTTTACTTTCAGATCCGTATTCTTTTCCTGCTAACGCTCCTTTAATTGCATATGACCCAAACAGTTTATCTTTTCCAACGGTACACCAAACATCTAATCTACTATCTGTTTCTTTATCATCACCTCTATCAATTACTTTACTACTTAATTTTACACACTCTCTAAATGCCGATTTAAAAGTATTAAACGCATTTGTATTGAATACGCTAATATTAGAAACTTGTTCCATTGCTCTAAATCTGTTACTAATACTAGTTGTCATATCTGTAGTATCTTCTTTCATTTCTAATGTTAATCTACGAGGTAAAAGTTTTACACCACCGTACCCATATTCTAAATTATTAATTGGATTTTTACTTCTCCAGACGTGTACTACATTTTCATTTCTTTTTTCAGGCATAAAATCAAAATTAAAATCATCTAATACTTTAGCATCACCATCAACGACCCAAAACATTTTTGTCAAACATTTACTTGCGGCTGTTTTATGTGCTTTATGAATTCCTTGTACACCATCTACCCGTTGAACTACAGGAAATCTTTTATATAATTCATTAAAGTGCTTGTCAGCATTAACTTCTTTATAGCTTATAAAAACAATATCATACATTATATGGTCCTTTTCTTAAAAATTCTTGGGCTATTCATATAAACAGATTTAAAAAACTTACTTTGTTCTGTAGACAAAGGTAATACAGGTAAATCTATTTCTTCTCTATTTCTAATTTCGTGTCCTAATTTTATTATTTCAGCCATTATTTCTACTTCATTTAACTTAGAATGTTTAGGCCTTTTTGCTTCTAAACTATCTCCACTTCCCATTTTGTTTGGTTGCCATTCAGATAAAAGATATTCAAAATCTCTTACTAAATTTATATCCCAATCAGTACAAACAACTTTATGACAGCCCATTCTTGCTCCATATATTGACCATAGACCGTTTTCTACATCTGCTCCTACCGACATCCACACTAATAATCTATGATAATTTTGCCACCACAAAGTTTTTAGTTTTGATGCTCTAGCATTTCTATCAATGCTCATTTTTACTCCTTCTCTAAAACCTGATCTCCAGGCTTGTAAAGGACTAGCATTAATATAACTTGTAGAATAATTTTCGTTAAACTGATAATAATTAGGGAAATGACAAAACTCTACTGAATTTTTATCTTTGCCATCATGATTTTCATGAGTTTTCATATTTTTAACAAAATCTTTTGTCCACAATTTTAAACTACCATTACCATATTTTAATCCATTTAAATCAATGTTACCACACCAGCTAAACATATATGTATTATCTACGCCTAATGCTTTTAAATCTATTTCAACATCTAGAAAATCTTTATCTACAATAGTATCACCATCTATTGTAACAAATCTTTCTACTTCAGATATATCTGCACACGCTTTATGGGCCGCATCTAATCCTGTTACACCTTGAACTCGTTTAGCCCAAGGAAATTTTTTCTTAAGATCCGCATAATTCCTTTCAGCATTAGGTTCGTCATAACTTAAAAATACTAAATCACAATCTTGAATTTTAATTCTATCCATTAACTACCTCATAACTATAATCATAAAGTTTCCGACAATATAAAGAAGGAATATTATTACTTTTATGCTCCATTGTAAGTGTTTTTTGTTTAATTAAATTGTTTAAACTTACAGGTAATACATAATCTAATATATTAGCATCATCTTTTTTAGTAACATAAAAATTTAAAATTATATTTTTTGACATATCTAACGTATTTTCTATTTCTTGTCCTAAATTATCATTAATTTTAATATTCCATTGCTTATTTTTCATATCTAATTTAAATGAAATTTTATCATCTATATTATTAGAGTCTATTTTATATACATTTCTATTTTCTGCTTTTTTAGGTGACGAAATTTCATACTCTATTCCATCCATTTCTGTTTTAGACTTAACAATATATTTTCCATCTTGTAAAATTACTACATATTGAGATAAATTTTTTAACCCAATAGCAATATCGTGTCCTAAAGACTCTGATATTTCTACAGAGTTTCCTTTCTTAGTTACACTACAATTAAGAACTTGCCCGGTATCTTTATTAAAACTAAAATACCATTTTTGTTTTTGTATAATAGGTCTAAATGTTAAATCAGTTCTTTGCATTTGTTCTCCAACTTATTAAATAGTTCATTTGTTAAAAATCCAGGATCTACATAATGAAATATTCCATTCTGTTTATAATTTCCTATTTTTAAATTGCAATCATCATCAAAATAAGAGTTTACATAAGACATCCAAGCATTAGTTTTATGTTTCCAATTTTGTATATGTGGCTTCATATGTGTAAATGTTAAAAAATTTACTTTAGAAGTTATATTATTAGCATTATTAATTAAATGACTTGCTATTGCTACAGATAAATCCATACTACACCATCTTTGCGTATTCATAGGGGTAAATCTTTTATAATATATTTCATAATTTTTTATTATATGTTCAACCAAAGCAAAAAAATTAAAATTATTTTTTGTTTTTTTAAAATAATGCATACCACAATACAAATTCGGTAAATTATTCTTCGTAAATGCTTTTCTATAAAAGTCTGATACTGCAAATTTGTTTTTATATGTTTTTACTTGCGATGTAAAATACAAATCAAAGTTATCTAAAAATTTCCACCAATGGTCTATGTTTTCTAAGACCAGCATATCAGCATCAAGTACTATTGTTTCATCATACGGTGATGCATTATAAATTTTACATCTATTTTCTACTTTCCATATGCTTTCTTCTGCATAATCATCACCTGGTATACCTATAATGCTATTAAAACACTTTTTTAAATTATTAGGTACATTAATATTGGTCATTAAACATACATTTGCATTTTTATTATGTAATTTTATACTCATAGACAATGCAACTGCTTGTTTAAAGTAATCAGTACTTTTATTTGACTGTACAAAAATAAGATACCCTTTATTTTTTATCATAATCCTCTTTTATCCAACGATCATACATTATTGCACGATTTAATGCTAACTTGTTCATAATATGTAGGCTCATACCATTAACGGTACAAGGGTAATATTTTTTAGTGTCAATTGATAACATTAATTCCCAGTTTCCATCAAAATGTACAATATCATCTCTATCTGTTATGTAATATAGCTTACTTGGTAAGTTCATAGGCCAATTAGTTTCTTGAAAATCATTAAACATATGAATAGCAATACTAAAAGAATGATCATTTCTATAATTTTGTCCTATTATTTGATATGTGAACCTGTAAAATGACCAATTGTTTTTAATGTGTTTAATTAATTCAAAGAAAGTTTTCATTTTTTCTGTCTTTTTAAAATAAAATACAGTAGCCCAGTACATAGGAATACTAGAATCACTAACATCTATATCAGTTAAATCATCTCTGTGCTGATAGTTAATATATTCCGCATCTTTGTTAATTAAAAAGTCTGCATTTGATTGAAAACATTTTAAAAGATTATCATTACCTACAATATAATCTGTATCCATAACAATAGTTTCATCATACGGTGTTAAATCATAACAATCGGGTCTTGAAAAGTTATGCCATAATGCATTGTATTTGTTTGTAGAACCGTCTAGGAATGATTTAGTTTGATGTGTATTAATATTTTTAATAGAAATAATTTTGTCAAACAAGGAAATTTTGTCCGGAGGCACTGTATTCGATGTTACCAAACTTACTGGTATGTTTAAATGTTTTTTAATTTGTTCACAACAAAAGATTGCTTGTGATACATAATCTATTAAATTATTATTATGAGCAAATAGTAATATACCTTTAGTCATCTTTTAATATTTCCCCTTTTGACTTTTTTAACTTATTGTATTCTAGCCAATAAGAATTAAGATTTCTTTGATATAAATCGGAAATATTGTCAAAAAAGTCCTGTATTTTATCTACTTTAACAGGAATTTTATAATCATCTAATATAATAACATCTTTGTCTTTGTTTAAATCTAATAGCCCCTTACAATAATTGATTAATGCCACATTAACCGTAAATTGATGACCTTCATGGAAATGGATATTAGAATCCACAAACTTTTCTTTCAGAATTCTAGTTTGGTTATTGTGGACTTTTAATCTATCCGCAAGTCGCAAGGCTTTTTGTTGTATTTCTTCCATACGTTTTCTATTGCGATTATAACAGGATTTGTGAATTTAATCAAGTTGGAATTTGGTATTATAGAGTGCTAGTTCCGTCAATTGCAAAAGCCGGTGCAGTACCAATTACGTCAGTTTGTGCCAAACCATAATCAATTGTTGCAGTAGCATTACTAACATCTTCATCAATATTACCAGTAGCTTCATCTGAATATGTCATTGTAAACCAAATTTTATTAGTTCCATCTAATTTGGCTTCAATTTTAAAGTCATTTGCAGAATATGATCCACCTCCAGCATCTATTGCCGAAAATATATCTTGGTACGATGCTGTTATTTGATAATTTCCTAACGCAGTTGCTACCGTTCCTATTGGATTACCAGAAGTTTGTGTTGTGCCATTGGCACCAAAAGCTATAGTACCACAACTTGACAACATAGTATTCCAATCATTATCTTTTGTACTACCTGTGTTCACAACTCCAGTTATTCTTACTGTACCTCCTGAGTTAAAAAAATATCTTCTAGCATTTTCATCAGTAAATGTAACAGTAAAAACGTGTATAATTGTTCCATTCCAACTAGAACTTCTAGTTTTAGAAGACGCTGAACTGTTTACTGCTATTTGATTTACGTGAGCTGTTAGTCTGTTTGTTGCAATGTTTGATGCTAAGGCTTCGTATTGATCCCACCCTTTATAATTTGTTGCATCATCATCTGTAATTAAATCTGAAGAAGAAACTTCTTGAAGTTGCCCTGTTGTAGGGTCACCGCCATTTTGATGTTTATAACATTTTCTAACATCTTCGTAAATGTTATTAATATGAAGTGCTTGGACTAAATTACCTGTTGATACAGAAGAACTAGTTAAACTTTGTCCGTAACCAGAATCGCCTGTTCCTGTTGATAAAACAGAAAACACGCTTTGTCTTAAATTATTGTATCTTTCAGCTGTTACTAGTGCCATTTGTATTCCTTTGAATTATTTACACTTTTAAAACGCACTGGACTAGTTTTTCTGATGTCTCTTGATTGGTTTCTAAAGCAATTCCTACCATATTACCAGCCGCCCAATTCCATTTACCAATTCCTACCCCATTTTCGAAAGAATAAACTTTATTTCCTTTTTGGACTGCGCCTAAAACTCTAACAGGTACTTTACCAACAAAAGCAACAGGTTGTCCTGTGCCTTCACTATTCATTAAGTATGCAGGATTTTCGGAAATAACCCCTATTGGGCTCGACCCTTCAGTCGTTCCGTCTGCTGTTACTTCTTTTTCTCCACCTACTCTTACAATTGTACCTATTTCATACTCTTGATCAGTTTCATATACCTCAGCCAAGTCAGCATAACTGGCATTAGTTGCTGTACCTACAAAATATCTTGCAGTAATATCTGCATTGGCATCTCTAAGAGCTGTTGTATTTGCTACTTGAGTTATTGCACCCGGATATGTTGAAGGACCAAAGTAAACTCCTGTTGCCGAATCGGCATTTCCTTTGAAACTTGTTGCGTGAACTTCATACCATTTGTCAGCGGCATCCCCTAGGTTTCTATTTCCAGTTCCTGGATTAATACCTGTAGTCGTTACTTCTGCAATTGTAGTAACTTGTCCACTAACATTTACTTTTAAATCTATTTTTGATCCTACTTCATTTGAAATTGTAGCTTCATTACCATTTAAAATTGATACTCTAAGATCATTACTATCACCGACTGTAAAACCTGCATCTACAAAAGATGCAATTCCACTAAAAGTTGTTGTTCCTGCACCTGTAGTTAGATAATCGCTGGCAAGTTTTCCACCTAATCTTAAAGAGTTAGATGCACTACCCCAGAAATAATGATCTGTTGATGTAGTACCGTTTGTAGCGTCTTTTGTGTCTACAAGAGTAATTCCTTTTCTAATTTTATCAAAACCTGTAATTAAATTATTTGGATCTGAAGTACCTAGTGTAAATTCTGTTTGACTTATAGCAATTATTGTTTTGTCATTAACAACACCTTCTATAATTAAATGATTTGCGTTTAATGTATCTTTAACAGTTCTACTTTTGAACTGAGTAACAACTGATCCTACACCTTGTGGACCTACTAAAACAAATCCTGCTCCGTTCCAAGCATATAATTGATCATTTCCAGTATCCCACCAAAAATCTCCAGTAGTTAAACCTGTAGGAGCTGAGGCATCTACTTCTGCTCCACCTGTTGTTCTAAATTTTGTACCATCATAAAACTTTAATTTGCTATTTGCACTATCAAACCATAGTTGTCCACTAACAGCTTTTGAAGGTGAAGTTGCTCCTGAGAAGTTTTCCAACATATGTAAAAAATTCTCATTTTGAATTTCACCGTATCCAGCGTAGTTTTTACCTATAAATCTGATGTCTGTAGTCTGATCTATAGTACCATCTGCTACAGTTGTAAGTAAAGTTCCGTCGTATTTGTTAACTAAATATGCCATTTTAAATATTTATCCTTTTTTACGTAGAGTGTGTAAGTGTTCTATCGTATTCCCATGCTCCTGTACCATTACCACTAGAATCATTAACTATAAACTGTAATAAACTCCTTGTTGGTGTAAATCCTATGTTTCCTGAAGCAGTTGTAAATGTAATATCCTCTACAACTTGTTTATTTGCATTACCCACAACAGGTGTTCTTTGAATTGTACCACTGTTAGCGTTATAATTACCACCTGCAAAGTTTAGTCCTGTACCACTACCATCTAAATCTATAGTTAGTGAAACGAAATTAGGATATTCAGCAGTAAATTCTGCCGCCTGTACTGTATAATTACCATCAATATTTGCAACAGGACCCGCTCCAAACGTTGTTCCTGAAACTACAACTGCCTGACCTGCCTCATAATAGTGAGAGACAGTCATAGTAAGTTTAGTAGTTTGTCCTAAACTAACATCATCAATACCTGTTTGAACAGCATTAATAGTTCTTTGTGCGGCTGTAACTGTTTGATCAACTGGTGAATAGTCTATTAATTTTACACCATCTACATTAATACCCGATACTGCTCCACCTGATCCATAATCAACTGTACGAACTCTTGCTAATACTCCATGAGATTTAGATCCTATTGGAACTGCGTTAGCCGCCGTGACATTTGTGTTTAATGGTGGTTCACCGTTTGGTTGAGCATAAGTGGACCAAGCATTAGGTGTACTCAATGCAGAATATCCTTTTGCAGGATATAAATCTTCTAATACTTTACATATCCAATCCCATAAAGTAGTTCCTGACCCTTGTCCTGAAATATCTAATTCTATTCCAACAGATACACTTCCGTCTACATATGCTTTAGTTACTGCATCGGATGGATCTGATGGTGTGCCAAGTCCTGTAATTCTTTGGCTATCCATAATTGTAATAGGTTGTGGACTTTTAAGTTGAATTTTATTTGATGCATTACTACTATCTGCTTCAATAGTTAAACCATCTATTATTATTTCATCAACTTGAAGTGCAGTTAACGTTCCTAAATTTGTTAAAGATGAATTTGCTACTTGAGATCCTAATGTATTTTCTGATAATACAATATTTGTATTAACTTTAAATGTTTTTCCTACTGCTAAATCTATATTTTCTGTTGACGTCCAACTATCTGTGCCATCTGACCAAATAAATTGTTTATCACCTCCAGTGGATTTAAGAATTATACCTCCTTCATCCGCCGCAGTATCATCTCCAAAAACTCCTGCATCATCTATTGCTAATTCAATATTTTTATCTTTAACTTGTAAATTAGTAACAGAAATATTAGTTTGTGTTCCGCTTACTGTAAGATTTCCTGAAATGTTTACGTCACCACCTACGTCTAGTGTTTTAGTTGGTGTTGCTTGAAATATTCCTACATAGCTATTAGTAGCATCAACTTTAATTGCCGATGTTGCTGTAGGATTACGTACTTTTAAATTAAAATCTTGATTAGTTAATACGTTTTCTATAGTAAATGCGTTTGAATCAAATTTTAATTGAGTATTATTGTTTAAACCAACAATAACTCCTGCATTATTTTGAACAGTTATTGAACCTGTAGTTGTATCGTTAGCATCTGCATACAAATATTGATCACCAGTTCTTGGTGTACCTGCCGCATTAGTTAAATTTTGTGCTTTAGAAACTACGCCTCTATATATAAAAGAATCTTGTACAGCATTAAAGCCTTTGTATATTGCACCACTAGGATTAGTAGTTGCATTAATTAGTTCTGTTATTTGTTGAGTTGGTACTGGAGTAAAGTCTACATTAGCCCAAGCACCTACAAGTGAACCTTGAATAGAAAACTTAATAACAGTTCTTGTTTGATTTTGTGTATCTAAAATTGATACTACTTCCCAACCTGATGTACCTTGTGCAAGTGAATAATCTGGACCAACTAATTTAAGAACTGTTCCATCAAAGAAATACATTTGTTGCTTAGAACTATCAATCCATAGATCACCTGCAACCATATTAGGTTGTGTAGTTGCAACAGTTGTTCCGCCACCGGATACAAAAGCTGTTCCATTATAAATTTTTAATTTATTTTCTGAAGAGTCATACCAAAGTTGACCTTTAATAGGATTTGCAGGAGCAGTTGTATTAGCAAAATTTTCTAATACTTTGATAAAATTTTCATTTAATACTTCACCAAAGCCAGTATAATTTCTACCAATTAAAGTTAAGTCGCTAGATGTAGTATCGATTTGACCATCGATTAAATCTACTAATAAACTTCCATCTGTTCTATTAAGTTTATACCCCATCTTACGCGGCTCCTGTATAAATTATGTAATTAATTACTAGATATGGATTCATAACACTAAATCCTTGTCCTACAGTTCCATCTACTCCACCTGAATTAGGCATTGCTTGAGCTGTATTAGAACCTGTTGGTCCATCATATACAATTACTGCTGGATCTGAAGGCGTTGCTGTTATATTTCTTATTCCATAAAATTGATCATTATTAGTTGATTTCATATTGTGTTGGTGATCTGGTAAGTTTGTAGAAACAAGTGTTTTCATCTCTGTACCACTATATCCTGCTAAATTATCTGCTGTTGTATCTGTTACACGTCCAGCTTCTACTCCTCCCATATTATCTGCACCTAATGGGAATCTTCCTCTTAAATCTGGAACTTTAAACAAACTAGCATTACTAGGTGTTCCAAATTGAGTTCCTATTACGGCATACAAAGCGGCATAAGTTGATCTCGACACTTCACTACCATCACACAATAACCAACTAGATGGAGCATTAGCTCCTCCATAAGACATCATAGATCCAATTGGTGGTGTTGCTACAGAAGATAAAAATTGATCTGCTGTAATTTTAAAAACACCTGTTGTGCCTGTAGTTCTATTAAGTATAATTTCATCTGTTGCCTGTGGTGTTGTTGTTAAAGTTTTATCTGCAATAAAGCTATTACTTACAGAAGTATTAAAAGTTTTTGTAGTTCCACCTGTTTGACCATCAAAAGTAATTGATGTTGCTGAAACATCTCCAGTCATTGCAAAAGTAGTTGCTGTAGATAATTTATTAGCCGAACCTGCAGTTCCGCTAACTGTACCACTAACGTTACCTGTAAAATTTCCTACAAAATTGTTAGCATATACATTTAAATATTGATTATTAGTTGCTCCTAAACTATCTGTATTATTAGCAGTTGGCACAATAGAACCTGCTGTAACTCCTCCTACAACATTAAGATTAGTACCTACGTAAAGACTTTTGGCAACACCTGCTCCACCTTTAACAATTAAAGAACCTGTTCCTATTGACGTTGCATCTGTAGTACCATCTGCAAGTACATTAGCACTTGATTTAATATTACCTATTACATCTAAAGCCTCTGTAGGAGCTAAATTATTAATTCCTACTTTAGAAGAAGAGTCTAATCTCATTATTGCAGTTGTTGTGCCTTGATTATTAACTCTAAAATCTATATGTGAACCAGATGTTTTATGTTCTACTATTCCTGCTTGTCCTTCTACTCCTACGGAAAACGTTCCGCTAGAGCCTACTTCAATTCCTGAATCATTTTTAACTTTAAGTTGAAAATTTGCAATGTTAGTTGTGTCTGCTCTTAAAAAATTACTTGCGGCAACTGATGTTGTGCCTACTATAAGATTTTCTGCCTTCTCGGCTGTTCCATAAAATTTTCCTACACCTGCACCTGTTATATCTGCTGTACTTAAATTAAATCCTGGGTTAATTGTTGTATAACCTGTAATAGTTGATTTAGGTGTAAATGAATCTGTTGCTATGATGGCAATTGGTTTAGCATTAACTTCCAGTTGTACAACTGTATGTGAAGCATCATCAGTACCTGTAATTGTTACAGGTTTTGCTCCTGTTGATAATCCTGAACTATATTCTGGACCTATTAAAATCCAACCTGTTCCTGTAAAAAGATATAATTGTTGATTGTCGGTATCTACCCAAAGGTCACCTGTAATACTTTCACTAGCCGCTGGCTGATTTAATGCTTTTTTTAAACCGCCACTTGCTACCCAGTTAGTTCCATCATATACTTTTAATTGATTAGTTCCTACTGTAGTATCAAACCATAATTGACCTTCTAATGGTCTTACTGGAGCAGAGCTTTTTGCAAAATTTTCTAATAAATGCAAAAAGTTTTCAGCTATTACTGTTCCATAAGAAGTTGTAGATTTTCCTGGTAACGAAATACTCGTTTCTTGATTGACCGTATTATCTTCTACAGTAATACTGCCTTTGCTTACGCTATCAGAAAAATTAACCGTATATGACATTTATTACCCCTCGTTAAATCCTGTCAAACTTTGTACTCTAACAGTATAATCTATTTGAATTAATCTGTTTAAACTTTTTTGGACAGGATGGAATACTACATGAGTAAGTAGATTTCCAGTACCACTAGGGGAGTAACTTACTAAACCTAATTCGTCAAATACGTATAATCCGTCTACATTACTAGAATTATCTACTGCATCTTGTCCGCTTGGCTCACCATAATCTAACAAACAAGTAACTAACACATCTGTATAATTTGTTCCATTAACGTGTCTTGTTTCAAGTTTATTTCTTAATGGATCTAAATTTGATACTGATCTATCATCAACTATTTTAGTAAATGTTTGATTATATAGACTAGCATTAGTTCCTGTTGAATTAGGCGTTAGATATGTAATAATACCAGTTGGATCGATGGACGTTCCACCGTTACCAAATACCATAGAATTTATGAATCCTTGACCAGCATTAGCAAGACTATCTGCTAGTGCTTGACTCATATTTTCATAGTGTATGGCGTTTCTTTTATTAATGAACACATGGCCCGAATCGGGATCATGTATCTTAATATGCCCTTGAAGTAAGACGCCGCTGTTTTCTTTAATATTGTTCATTTACGCTCCAGTTCGTTATGTGTATTTATTGCGGCAAAGCCAGTTCCTTTTGTCGCAAGAATCTAGCAATATCATTGTCTGATTGACTTAATGGTTTAATGCCAGATTGCCATTTTTTACCTAGTTTTCTTATAGTTATTATTTTTGTGCCAGCTATAGGTGTTGTTGTAAGTATTACAACTGGGCTTATTCCGTCTACAGTAAATTCTGCAGGAGAAGTAACGTCAGCTTCGGGACTATCTTGTCCTTGTGTTGAGTCATATACAGAAATATCATTCTTTCTCATCCTCTTACCACCTACAAATAGTTCAAATTCGTTAGCAGATTTAGGAGTAAATCCAATAGTAATTGCATTAGTACTGCCATCTGCTGTATATTGTTCAGTTAAAAATTCATCTTTATAAGGTACAGTTTGAAACTGTCCTTGATCTAGGACTTCTGCACCTACAATATGCATATCTTTTACTCCAGTTCCATATGTTCCTCGTCTAAGTTGTGAAAGTATATTGCCTGTTTTAACAAAATATTCTAGTCTTTCTCCCTCAATAAACAATACTCCAGGGTTATTGTCTGCTATACTAGGTTCAGTTATACCAACTGCATTTTCTAGTTCTAATTCTTGATCTGTCCATTTAAGAGATGTTGCTAATTGATATTTGTTAGTATTACCTAAACGTTTGTAATGAGTTTTATTCATCATATCTTTAAATTGTCTGTAACCAAATTTAGATACAAATTTAGGTGCTGTAAAGTGTACAATATCTATAACATCATTTGTAGCCAATGATCTGTTTATTTTCAAATACATTTGATCATTTGTAACTTTGTAATCTACACTAGGAGCTAATAGTTCTCCATTAAGAGTTACCCAAACATATTGAGCATCTTCGGCTAATTGTCTTAATTTAATAAGTCCATTAGTTAATTGTTTGTACATATAATAATCATCTGTACCTACAGTTACAGTTAATCTTGCAACAACGTCATAATTAATTCTTTCTATTTTTGCTATGTCATGATTACTAAATTGATAAACTGAAATTGTATCATTAGCTAATGGAACATTACTAAATGTAATTACACCAGTTGTTTCATTTAATGTATATTGACCATTACTCATTGCAAAAACTTTTAGAATGTCGCCTGCGACACCCACTCCAGTTATAAGTGTTATACTAGTAGTTCCTGAATTCCAAGTATATTGTTGTCCTTGTACTAATTCTACTCCATTTAAAAATGCTCTTACATCTGCAGGAAGTATAGATCCTGGAATTTCTTGCCAAGTTTCAAATTCATATTCTCTATTATTATCTATTGTAAATGTTTTAGTAAATCCAGCATTTAAAATATTATTACCTACTCTAACAACTGTATTAAATGATAAAGGTTTCTGGTTAAATGGTGTTTGACTTAATTGGAAATAATTAGTACTTCCATCACCTGTAAAATTATCTTCAGTAACTTCACTAAATGTTTGACTAGCACTTGCATATACAACTATATTAACAACTGAATCTGCCGGAGGAGCAGATGCAAATCTTACAACAACTTTATCTAGTACAGCATAAGAGCTGTCTGATTTTAAAATAGTGTAAGAAACTGATTGACCATTTACTCTAACAAACGTGTTTATGCTATTATCAATCCATGTTGCTCTTGTTACATAATCTAAAGTGCTACCATCTCCTGTAAATGTATCAAAGTCAAGAACTTTTTCTCCATTATTACTCATAGTTACAAAATTAACTTTAGAATTTAATGCAGGAGCATTATTAAATTTTAATAATTTATTAGGATAATCTACAACGTAAGTATTAGATTCTTGTAAAATATTATTCACCGAAACAAATACGGCATCCGAACTTTGTGGATATTCGTTAAATGGATAATCTGTAGTTGCACCATCTCCTGTATGATTGTAACTATTAATTCTACTTCCTGATTCTCCACCTTTGTCGTATACTTGAATGTCTAAAGTATCAAGTACTTGTCCTGGTACAAATTCTTCTGGACCTTTTGAAGTTGTATGAGATACAAAATCATCTCCTTCTACTATAATATCTTCTGCTTTTAATCCTGTTGCAGATGAATAAGCTAAATCACCACCTGCCAATAAAGTATCATAAGCTTCTGGATCTGGTAAGAAACTACCATCACTAGTAGATTTTCTAACTACAATTACATCACCAGCTACTGTTGGTACAGTATCAAATGTAATAGTCATTGTTGACCCATCACCTGTAACACTTTGCATCATTGCATTTTTATTTGTTACAGTATTTCCTGTTCCATAGTTAGGATCATCTATTCTTATTGCATTTTTATAAATGTTATAAACTGTTCCATCTTCTAGTGCTTTACTTAATGTAAGAGAATTAGTACTTCCATCCATTTTTAAAATTTCATCTTCAAAAGTTGCATCATAGGTATCCCACGAACCTGCCATATATGAATCTGTATCCCAACCAGATGCAGTATCAAATCCTAAACTTCTTACTTCAACTCCACCATAATCTATTCCATCTAATATCTGAGCTAATTCTTTACCCGGCATTCCTGATGTAGGTGTATAGAAAAGATTAATTCTATCTTGTGCTTGTAATTTAGATGCATCTATCATGTACTCTATTTTAATAGCATGAAGATTAGCAGGCGGTAAAGTAAATTTAATGTGTCCTATATATCTGTTATAATCTTTAGTTGTATCTAATTTATTAGTATAAGTGTATTCGCTTGAT